ATAGATGTTAGCAGAGCTGGTCTTAAAAGCGGAAACGCAAGCCCACTAACGGCTAACCAAACACCGATATTCGATGCAGCCAGCAAAGCACCACTAGGGCAGTTCTCACCACAACAATTAGCTAAAGAAGTTCAATCTGGTGTAACCTCTGCCAATAAAGCTGCTAGAAATGTTGATAGTCCAGCTTTTGGCTCAGCTCAGTACGCAGGTAATAAACCACTTAAAGAAATTACAGACACCCTAGAAGCAACAACAGGGCAGCCATTACTTATAACAGATTTAGCCACCAGACAGATGTCTGGGAAAGCTGTGAACATTATTGCGGACATAGGTGACAGAATAGGTTCATTTGCTGGTAAACTACCAGTAGTGAGTTTTATAACTAGGAAAATGGCAACCCCATCTTTCCAAAACTGGCTTATGGGTTCAACAAAATGGCAAAAAGCTCTTCAAGAATCTATGAAGAGTGGAAAAGACACAGGAGCTATTATTAAAGCTAGTCAAGCTGCCGTTGCTGCTTTCAACGCAGACGCATCTGAATCAAGTGCTGACGAAAGGTTGAATGTTTTAGGTCAGTCTGGTGAGGCACTTTCAGAAATTTCAAACAGGCTGGGGGCAGTTAAAGATGCCGCCAACCCATTTAACTAGGATTATAAAATGTCAAGAGATGGTAACGGTAACTACACACTCCCACTAGGCGCAGTAGCAACTGGAGAGGTAATCGCTAGTACATGGGCTAATACCTCACTGGATGACATTGCAGCAGCTATGACAGACAGTTTAGCTCGTAGTGGTAACGGCGGAATGCTCGCCCCATTTAGAGCAACGGACGGTACAATAAACGCTCCGTCGTTGTCGTTTAATAACGAGACAAATAGTGGTGTATACCGCTCTAGTGCTGGCGACTACCGACTTTGTGTTAATGGCAAAGACAAAGCTAGGATTAGGGACGTTGATGGCATGGCTGCGTTCCAAGTGTTCGACCTTGCAGGTACAGGCGCATGGGAAACACTGGCTAAGGCGGCTGACGTTGCTGCTTTATCATTGGCAACTGTTCTGGCCGTAGGTAATACTACTGGTGGTACAGACCTTAGTGTTTCTGCTGCCGATGACCTACTACTTACAGACACATCTAAGATTATAGGGTCTAATGGATTAGCTGGGAGTCTTGAAAGATCGTTCGAGCTTTACGTTGACGCGCCAAATAATGGAATTGTTAAATTTGAAGCGCATGGCAATGTGTTATCCATTGTATCTGATACTAGCATATCTCTAGATGCTTTTGGTGGTTGGGCTTTAGTTAAGGCGACACAAGTTGATGCTAGGCTTTCTTACGGTGTTGGTGCTGGTACTAATCTAGTAAAGCTACAGACCACAGCCACAGGCGTGACCATAACAGGTGAGCTTAAATGTGACAATGTGGAGTTAGCTAGTGCTGGCAAAATTGTTGGGTTAGGTGATGTTAAGATTACGCCTGCGACTGGTGGTGACGTAGTATTGACGGACAGCCTTGGATTTGCAAGGATTAAATCTAATGAAACCTCTACGTTTCTTTACTATGGCCTTGCTGCTGGCGCAACTGCTGAAAAGTTACAGACCATAGCCACAGGCATAGACGTTACAGGTACGGTAGAGGCTGATGGTTTTAGCGGCACTGGCACTGTAGCTATAACTGACTTTGTTACCGATGTATCCACAAACGATAACGATACAACTGTACCAACAACTGCTGCCGTTAAGAGTTATGTAGATGCCTCTGGAGGTAATGAAACCTTAGCTCAAACACTTGTTCTGGGTAAAGTTACTGGTGGTACTGATATAGAAATAAGCACCGGAGATGTTTTAACTTCTGTAGCTGGCTCTAATGTAAATGTTCAGGCCGCAGTAGGTGCTGGAGTAAGGCTAACCTCAAGTGGTGGTATTTCAAGATTTTATGCCACCGAAACTCAAGCGCAGCTTTTCTACGGAGCCACTGCTGCTGCTGGCACTAAAATGCTAGAAACTACAGCCACAGGCGTAGACATAACAGGTACGGTTAAATGTGACGGTGTGGAGTTATCTACTGGGGACGAGGTCTACACGACAGCGGGTTCGTTAAATCTCAGAGGTGCGTCGAGCTTATTCTTACTTAGCAGTTCTGGTTCTCAAAGAGTCAGCTGCACCGACACTGGGGTTTCTTTGAAGTATGGGGCTACTGCTGCCGATAGCGATCTAAAGCTAGAAACTACAGACCTAGGTGTAACCGTAACAGGTGACATTACTGTTACGGATAGGGTTAATGCTAAGGAAATTGCAGCTCCCAACGCATATGTAAATTCAACAGCGTCAGTTATGCTCAACGCACAAAATTGGAATGGTAAACAGGTTTGGAATAAGCACAATGGTAATAGCACACTAACGCTGCCGAGCGATATTCTAGCAGCACAGGGGTTTTCAACCACCATTAGCGTAATGAGTTCAGGGTTTACCATGACCCTAACCCCAGATACAAACGATACCATTAGGTACCTAGACCCTTTAACGTCTACATGGTCGGGAACAATTAATGCAGACCTTGTTGTAGGTTCTGGTGGTGTTATAGAACTAATTAGGACTGCGGTTAGTGAGTGGACTGTCTACGGTTCGGGGGTTGTGTAATGGCTTCTTCTAGTGCTGTGGCGGCAACCCTACTTGCAAATCTCAGGGACATTCCAATTGAAGCCACTAATGAGCTTAATAACCCATTAAGGAACCAAGATAACTACCCAGTGGCCTTCACTTATAACGGGGAGCCTGCCGTGAGCAGCGCCACTGGATTATCTGGTGTTTCTTCGTTTGTCGCTGACTGGGGCCATTACGGTGCAGTGTTCGTAGCTCCGTCTGGTCTTGGCAGGCAGACTACATTTAATAACTACATACTTTACCCCTATATACCATTTGAAGATTCTACGTTTTCCCCAGAACCTGTAGACACCAGCAGAGTTTTAAAAACGTATGGGTGGGGTTCATTACTTTCATCACAAACCACCGTATCGAATACAGTTGTTCGGGGTGGTGGGACTGCCGACACATACATTGATCAGTATGAAGTAAGAACGGCTGGACATGCGACTACAACTGTGGCATCTGGTCTTACTGCCACATCTAGCATGGACAACTCAGACCTTTGGACTCATGAGGCTTGGACTCAATGGGTAGATGTTCCTGACGGCGCAACTCACGTAACCTTTGGGGCTACTGTAAAGATTCCCGCCGCTGATCAGTTAAGGCAAAATAACTGGGGTGGGTTCTATGTTTGGCAAGACCTTGACACTGCGGGCAGCATCGAAAGATGGGTTAGTTACGCCAAAATACGTAACTCTACAAATACTAACTTAGCCAATTTACCAGTGGGGACAGTGACTGGTGGAGATGCAGAGTATAATTGGAATATATACCAAGACAGAGCCTACAATGTTGCGCCCTATACATGCCTAGGCATCAACCCAACCACTACCAATGTGACTCTCAAAGAAACTATAGACCAAGAAGACCTCAATAACTTCACCACAAAAAGTTACCAAGTTCCTTTAGAAACTACGGGTACTGGTCGTAAATTAGGTTACGCAGTATTTTTTGCAGAGAATGCTAAATACAGGTACGATGTAGATTCAGACCAAAGTGGCGCTATACTATTTTACAACCCATTCATAACTTTCCAGACAATACCATAGGGTTATATGAGCCAAATAATTTTAATAGACCAGTTTTTAGATGAGCCTAGTTCAGTTACTAAACAACAACTCATTGACAACCAAGCCTTGAGTATACCCACCACCGACACAAGCAGCCCAGAGTTCTATGCTACGGTGGCTAATGATATAGCGGTGGGCTACTACCCAGAAGAAGAGCAAGAAACACTTGTACAAGTTTCTTACTGGACATCACTATACTACGGTGCTTTAGAAGTATAGTAGTCGCCTACCGTCGTCTAAAGTTAGTCCATGCCCCTGCAAGGTTATCCTATGTTCAGAATCTGACATATCGCCCTTGTTGGCTATGCGGTGGGGGAATAGCCCATCGTGTGTGTACAGAACACCTAACTCATACTGCAAGTGTTCATGTGGTGGGTAGATATCCTCTTTAATCACCCTATGTAAGTCTTCACCCGTTGCGTCAGGCCAGTAGTCCATGCCCGCCCCCACAGCAGGTTGTTCAAGAAGCATGGTAAAGCTGAATGGGTTGGTGAAGCTTTTTGAAGGCCAAGCCACTTTAGAAAATGGCTCATCTATGTGAGCACTGCCCATAAAACCATTGGTGGTGTGGTCAAATATGTGAAATCCAGGACGGGCAATACCCCATGGTTGTTCATAACATGCTTCGTAAAACTCATGCAGTTTGTGCAGTAATGGTTCAAAATTCTTAGTTAGTATGGTGTTTAACCTGTTTGCTCTGGCTGGGTACTCACCCACACTATCCTGATAGGTGGCCGCCCCTAGTGTAAAGAAGTGGCCTCTGTCTACCCAACAAAAGCGCAGCTTCTTGACTAAGTTCGCCAAGTCGCTACACTCTTGTTCGGTGAGGAATTTAGTTGGTGCTATGAGACAACCCTGAGCACCGCAGGGATGGGGAGAGGCAGTGTCTCTCTGTTTATCATTCATCCAAAGCCATTCTTTTTTAATCATCCTTGGTTTACATAACCTTTCATTTCTTTCTGGCACTCGTCATCCATCAACTTATTAATAAGTATTGAGGCCTCGTAGTAGTCTGCATCAGCCACATACACTATAGCTGCCTCAACCTCTACTGGTATGTCTACACCCTCCAACCAGAAGTTCAGACTTATAAAGTCGTCTGGGTGCAGTGCTCTTATACCACGCTTATTCGCTTTTTTGACAAAACTTAACGCCTTGTCTAGGTCTTGATACCTGTTTTCTTTTTCACGCAGCAAGTACTTAGTTGCGCAAGCCTGTAAATAGTTCATGTCTGTATCCACAACCATGTCCCAATGTTGGTACTCAGTACCACTGTAGTGCTCTCCACCTACCTGCTTTACATAGCTCATGCTTTCCACTCCTGCCATTTTTCACACGCTGTACGCCAATTTTGGTCTGCTATTTGCTTAACCCAATGGGAGCCATCACCACCATCTTTCCTTTCCATATACGCCCAGTACATAGGGTATGCCACCTCTCTAAACCATTGTGTTTTAAGGACAGAGCGGCTGCTAACTAAACCTGCTTCAAAGTACGTGGCGTCTTCTATAAAGTCAGCCATTTTTTCGTTACCGCTTATCAATGGTACGCAAGGGTAAAACCCGTAGTTATCATCGGTTGGCAGTATGGGGTATCTTATGTTCAGCAACTCCGTGGCATTGGGTAGGTCTTGGTAAACGTGGGCATTGTTGGTGAATACAATATAACTACCTATTGGTATATCTGCTTCGGCGGCTATTAACTCTTGCAACATAGTCATATGTACAGCATTGGCACCTGTCATACCCCATATAACATCATTGCTACGGTTACAAACTGTCATGTTTAGTTTGCCATCAACAACTCTAAAGTATATGTGGGTATTGCAGGGTAGGTCGTTGTGGTGGGTGTCTAGGTCACAAGACCCATCCCACATAGACAACACTACCCGCCTCGTGGTTGGGTCTTCTTTAAGCATTCTGGCAGCAGCTATTAACTGGTCTCGGCCAAAGTGGTTGCGCCATCGGTAGCCGTAAGCACCATGTATCAGAGGCTTGTCAACCATGTTGTTGGTGTCTGCATACTCCTTAAACCTGCCATTAAACTGTTGTATCCAGTCTGGCTCTTGACTACCCGACATCATCCATACAAACTCCATAGCATGGAAGTATGGGTTAGCCTTTCGCACTGGGTCTAGCAGTACTCTGTGCTTTGGGTTTTTTACAGTTATTGTCAGCGGCTCCTGTAGGGTTAGCACATTGCCATTCCTACTTTCTTCAAGGTCGCCATTTATGTGCATGAGAATCATCATCTCGCTGAACATGGTTGGTACATCTCTTACTACTTTTTCCATTGGTCTCTCCCCATTGGTGGTTGTTACTAAGTGCCATTATACCTACGTTTGCTTCGACCGCAATTAGTGGATACTCTCATATACTTGTCAAATTCACACAAGCAATTCTGCAAGTCTTGGGCGTGTATATCTGGTATGCCCAACCCATGCAGTTGGTCTGTTACTTCTTCATGCAGCCATGGCATATGGTGCTTAAACTCTGTAGGGGTTACTTTATCTACGCCAAGTACCCAAGCCAAGCCTCTCAAACTTCCAGGACCGTGGGCGCACCAGCTACGAAAGTCGTCTGCATAAGTAAGCCCATGGCCCTCTGTGTTTTTAAGGTCAGCTATTATTTGTGCAGCCATGAAACTGCCAAGCCCCTGTAAGCCCATTAGCGCCACATGAGCTTTTGCCAAGGTGGTTGCACCACTTGTTAGGTCTTTTTGCTGCCACAAGCTGCGCAGCAAGCCCCCAATGTACTCGTGCTTGGGTACACTACGGCCATTAGTACTAACTATATAAGCAGACCCCCAAGAACCACCTTTTGACATAACCGCTCGCCATTTTGGTGGGTCAAAGGTAGTCCATGGCCACCCAAGTGATTCTAGTGTTTCTATTTTGTTGACAAACCTAGCCATAATCATGTTCTGGACTACGGTGTCTGTGGTAAACCCTCCATGTCTGTTGTACCACATTTGGCGAATGCCTTTAGTAACCCTATCGGCCTCCCTATGCACATTACAAAAGTAGGTTTCTTGGAATACGTGGTCAAGACTCCATGGCTTTTCTACACCACTCTCTTTATTGAGCCTTACTGAGTATCGCTCTTTGATCCAGTAAATTAGCTTGTCCAAATTTAAAGGCTCGTTTCCATTGTACATTAACATCTGTTCTCTCCCCACCGCCCCATGCGGTCTTAGTTGTTTTCTTGACTACCTTAACAAACGGCTCATGAAGCTCGTGTAGTTTATTGGCCGCCTCTGTTTGTATCTCTGGAGTTCTGTAGGTACTACACCCTCCTTTGGTATTACTTCCACCTTGGTTGTGAACCCAGTTATTAAGGCTCACGTTAGGGTATCCTAACTTTAACATTTGTAACAGCATGTCAAAGTCTTCCATAACAGGAGTTCTGTCATACCTTACACCGTTGTGTCTTAGTATTCTAGTGTCAAGCCCTGTAACTCTTGTTATTCTTGTATTATCACTCCAGTATTCTGTCTGCCTATTACCACCCTCTCTAGCGCAAACCCCTACAACAGGAATGCTTTCTAGTGTAACCTCAATGGTGTCCACCATCTCCTCTATATCTTCGGGAGTGCTGGGTTTAAACTTACCTAAATCTTCTTGGCGGCGAGTTGCAAACACTAGGTCGTCATCTAGCAGCAATACTTTGCCCATGAAGTTATCTATAATCCACTGTCTTGTCGGGCCTACTGTGGTTATCCACTCTGGCAGCACCACAACAGGATATTGTGTGCGGCACCAGTAGTCATCCCACTCCTTACCTTGTACTACAAACTTGGTTCTTTCTCTTACACTTGGGGGTAGGTTATCCCAAGTAGTCTGTTTAGCTTTCCTACCATAAGTAGGTATTAGTATTTGCATGAGTTTATTCTCTCCATAAAAAAAGCCCCCGAGGGGGCTTAATTTTAAAACACTTACTATGCAACTTCAATAAATTTTCGGCTGACATCGTAAGCAATGTCTTGGTACTTAACGCCATTTGTGATTGCTTGGCCAACAGTGCTGGCATTCAAGTAACCATCAAAACGTACAGCAGATTTAGAACCTGCTTTTTTAGGGTTTTCATTTACAAGTAGCTTGAGGGTGGAGTCCGCA